ACTGGTTGTGGTCGCTGATTGCTGAAGCTTGCACGCTGGGCCGCCCTGAGCTGATCGGGCTGTCCATTGACATCTTTGGCAACTGGCAAGTCAATGAGACCACGCGTGCCAAAGAAGTTAACAGCATTGCCTCGCTCAACTCGTGCGACATTGTGACTCGTCCCAGCGCTGGGGGCGCGTTCCAGCGCATTCTGCACAGTGATGATACCCAACAAGGAGACAACATCCCGATGCCCCAAACGACAGACGCGGTGCCAGAGAGCCAGGACGCTCCTGCACCAGCAACGGTCCCAACGGCGACGCCTTCCACCGCGCCGCCAACCCCAAGCCATATCATGGAACAGCAACATCTCTTAGAGCAACAACGTCTCCAGGTGGAGCAGTTGATGGCTACGGCTCGCCTGGAACGGGCTGCGCTCTTGTTGGAGCGACGTTTGCAAGAGAGCATCTTGCCGTCGGCCGTCAAAGAGCAGATCAAGGGCCGCTACACGGGCCGCGTCTTTGAAGAGAGCGAGCTCGATGCGGAGATGACGGCGGCGCTCACCATGATGGCTCATCTCACCCGCGACGGTATTGTGCGCGGCCACAGCTATGAGAAGCCGAGCATCGGTGAGCAGATCACCGAGGCCGAGAAGGTGCAAGCGGCCTTTGATGCCATGTTTGGCCTGGATATTGATACCACCAAGCTCGGCAATGTGCGCGCGTTTAGCTCTATCCGCGAGGCGTATGCACGCGTCACGGGCGACACGAGCGTCGTGGCCTTCTCCGAGCGCTCGCAGTTGGGCAGCATCCGGGTCAGTGAGAGTGCGCCGCTCGCACGGATCACCGAAGCGGACACCACCACGGCGAGCTTTAGCTACCTGCTGGGCACGTCGATGAATAAGCGCTTGCTCAAGGACTATCAGGCGTGGCCTGCGGAATGGCAAAAGTTTTGTACCATCGTGCCCATTCGGGACTTCAAGCAGCAAAGTAGAGTGCGCCTGGGAGCCTTTGGTAGCCTGGCGATTGTCCCCGAAGACACGGCCTACACAGCGGTCACGCTGACTGACTCGGCGGCCACGTACGTGCCACAGAAGCGCGGGAACCTGGTCACCGTCTCGCGTGAGACGATTCTCAATGACGACCTGCAAGCCATTAAGCAAATCCCCACGAAGCTGGCGGTGGCGGCTGCGTACACCCTGGCCGAGTTCGTCTATGCCTTTTTGTCGACCAACCCCAACATCTACGACGGCAATGCGCTGTTCACCAGTGGCGCGCCCCATAGCAATCTGGGGGCCTCGGCGCTCTCCACGGCAGCGATGCAGACGGGTATCACGGCGATGCGTGAGCAAACCAACTACGCTAGCAAACGCATGGGCTTGCGTCCGCGCTTCCTGGTCGTGCCGCCGGAACTGGAATGGACGGGGATGGTGGTCACTAAGAGTGCAGGGGTGCCTGGCTCCAATAATAACGACATTAACCCGATGCTGGGCTATGTGACTCCGATTGTTTCACCGCAACTCACCAGTACGACACAGTGGTTTTTGATTGGTGATCCACGCGAGATCGATACGATTGAAGTCGGCTTTGTGGGTGGGCAGGTCAACCCTGCACTGTTTATTCAAGATTCGCCTTTGCTGGGGCTGAACTACACAAATGATGCTATCTCTTATAAGTGCAGGCAGGAGTATGGCGGAGCTTGCGTCGATTATCGTGGCTTGTATCGCGGCATTTAAGCAGGCAAGCAAGGAGTAGATATGGCAACTGTCTCTAGCGCCCACGAAGCCACGTTCACCGACGGCAGCGGCCCCACGGGTGATATTCTCAACGTCAACACGGTCAATGCTCGCGTCGAGCTGCCTAACGGCGCGGCGCTGGCCATGTTTAGCGATGCGTACACCACACTGGCGTTGCAGCTCAAGAATGGCACGATTGCGCCGCTGGCCAGCACCAGCGCAGCGGCCATTACCAACGGGGCGACCATTACCACGAGTGGCGTGGGCATTGCACGCGTCGCTCCTGCCAGCGCAGTGACGGGCATTATTCTGCAGGCGGGCACCGTCAATGGGCAGCAGGTGTGGGTCTCCAATGAGGCGGCGGTCGCGAATTCCGTGGCGTTCGCGGCTTCTGGCACGTCCGCAGTGGCCGATGGGGTCAATGATGTGATCCCTGGCCTCTCGGCCCGCCTGTACATCTGGAATAGCGCGAACTTCTTGTGGTACGCCACGCCGCAGACAGTCAATGGGACCATTGCGACGGTGCAGAGCAGTACGGCGGCTGCGGTCGCAAGTAGCGGCACCATCACCACGGCTGGTGTGGGCGTTGCGCGTGTGGCACCAACGGCACCGGTGACGGGGGTAATTCTGCAGGCCGGGACGTTGCCAGGCCAAGAGGTCTGGGTTATTAACGAAGCGGCGGCGGGAAATTCCGTGACCTTCGCAACGAGTGGAACGTCCTTCGTTGCGGACGGGGCTGGCAGTGCGATCGCTGGGCTGACGGCTCGTAAACTGGTGTGGGATTCCGCTCAAAATCTTTGGTTCAGAGCGGCTTAAATCGGGAGCTTATAAAATGTCAGGCTTTATTAATTCCGATGGCAGCGCCCTGGTCGAGATGAACACGCAGACGATGGCGCGTAGTGGACAAGTGTTCAGTGCCACCACCACGCGAGTGCTCGCCTCTGGTGCCTTGATGACGGGCGCGTCGCTGTTCAATCCGGCCAATTCGGGCAAGAACATCCTGGTCTTTAGCATCAAGATGGGCCTCAATAATGGCTTGGTGGCTGGGCATGCCACGCTGACGACGACGGACCCAGCTCTGGGCACTGCGATGAATGTGTACAACATGAAGGCTGGTGGGCCAACGAGCGCTATTGCGGGCACGCTCAGCTATGTCAATGGAGCGGCGACTCAGAGTGGCAACGTCTTCGATTTCTTCCAGGCTCCCACGGCGGACTTCCGAGAAATGCTCTCGAACTTCAAGGTGATCTTGCTGCCAGCAGGAGCTGCTAATGGCGTGGCGGTGTTTCCGAGCATTCCGGCGTCGGGCTATTGGGCGGTGACGTTTACCTACGCGGAATATTAGGTGCTAAACCTCGTAGCCACAAAGCTGCTAACTAGAGAACAGCCTTGTATTCACCCAGCAACGAACACATCGCCGCTGCTACTGCACCTTTGAAAAAGCAGCTCACCGTTTTTGGGAATTACGCTCTGGCAGGTCTCAGCCTTGGTGGAGTTGGCACTGCCTACTAAGCCAAAAGCAGACGACTGCGCGATAATCTGACAGGTATTGTCTTGCTGGTGTGGCCAGTAGAGAGTGCTGTTACCAGTATCAACGCCATGTGTACTCACCTGCATGGATACGGCTGCGCACCGCTGGTAAGCACGATAGGCGCAGCGCTCAATTTGTTGCACATTGTTACTTACTGGCTGAGACGGCCTGCCTTGCAGAAAGATGACCGTGCCACAAGTGGTCTGTGGAGGCGTTGGAGGCTGAGTAAGGGAATACATGGAGGATGACGATAAAAAGAGTAGTGGAGTTCCCGAAACCGATGAGAAGAGAAAGGACAAGAAAGTATGCTCGATATCCTTGAACTGAACTATGGAAGATACAACGGCGGACAAAGTGCCCCGGTGGGAAGCTACTTGAACCCTCGCACGCAAGCGATTTTTCAGCAGACCTCAGACGGTGTACTGCCGCAAGATGGCACATGGTGCCGCGTGGACCCTAGTGGCTCACAGAGCTTTGCCAACATTGCCACGACCCTCAATACGCTACTCAACACCACCTATACGTCGGGCACGTTCCATACAGCAGGTAGCCCCGATAACATCGCCAATCCTGGTAGTGCCAGTGACGACGCGTAGAAAGGAGCAATGCAGATGCCCGATGAAGCGGGAGCCACATGGCTCCCCAATAGCAACTTTTTTGCGAGGCGCGAGGGGCACACGCCCCGCTACGTCGTGCTGCATGGCACCGCTGGTGGCATCAGCGCAGCGCAGATCGCCAGCTACTTCCAATCGACGCAAGGGGGCGAGAACCCGGTCTCGAGTCACTACATTGTGGATCAGCAAGGGCTGGT